GGAAGAGTTCGGCGACATCCCGCGGCGCTGGATTGACCGCCTCCATCGTGCGCTGAATATGAACAACGGATCATCGAAAGAATGAGGACCGGGCCGCGGTTGGCTTGGTGATGAGGTGCTGGAGAGACTCTACATGGCGCCAGGGCGTTGCGCGGCACACCTGCGAAGGAACCGGCGTGAAGCTGGAAAATCCCTTGGGGATGATCCCGTGGCCGTTCGGTTGAAGCACGTCCGGGGTGATGTGCAGGCGCTTCGGCAACGCGACGATGCGGCGCTAGGACTGCTCCCACACGAGTGCATCGAACTGGCTAAGGGTGCCCAGGAGAACGAGCCACAACACCCCGATGCCCGGTCCTCTTCTTACGATGAACCAATACCTCAGAACAACGGGAGCAAGTCATGAGCTTCGACGCCAGAGAGCGCGCGATGAGAATGCTTGCCGAGCAGCCGCGGCGCGAGATTTACGAAGGCGCAGGCCCAGGAGGCAAGCAGGGCAGTGGCCTCTATTACGTCACCTACAGCGAGGGTCGCTCGCCAACGCTCAATCGGTCTGACATCGACCGTCTACTCGCGGACGGGAAGATCACGGAAAAGTATCAAGGTTGCTACGTGCTGCGCGAACCTCATGGCGGACGCACATGATCGACGAGAAGGGACGCTGCTGCGGGCGCAAGCCGCTCGTGTACAAGCGCCATCCAGCGCATCGGTTTTGCGTCCGCTGCGACCGTGCGTATGACCTCGACGAGCCGGAACAAGTAGAAAATTGGGCGTGGAAGAAGGACGCGACCGGAACCTTTGTCACCACGCTCAGCGGTAAGTCGCGCCCGCGCGCCGCATCGAACCAAGTAAAGGAGAAACCGTGAAAAGACAGGCTGGATATACGCTGACCGAGATCATCGTTGCATTGATCGGCATCGGCGTTGCGATCCTGAGCGGCACTGCCGTGTACATCGCCCTCCACTTCATCGCGAAATTCTGGTGACTAGCGCCAAACCTCTGGACCGAGGCGCATGAACCGGGAAAAGCCCATCGAAGCGTTCCCGCTGGCGTGGCCCGCAGCTCGGCCGCGCACGGAGCCTTACCGCCGTACGTGGAGCAAGTTCAAAACGAACTTCGGGAAGGCGCGCGACCGTTGCCTCGGGGAGATACGCACCCTCGGAGGCAGGCAGGCCATCATCTCCACGAACCTGCCCCTGCGCCTGGATGGCATCCCATACGCCGCGCAGAAGCAGCCGCAGGACTCCGGCGTGGCGGTGTACTTCACGTACAAGAAGCGGCAAATGTGCTTCGCCTGCGACCGCTGGGCGAAGGTGGAGGACAACATGCACGCCATCAGCCTGACCATAGGAGCGCTCAGGGGCGTCGCTCGCTGGGGGACCGGGGACATGATGGAGGCCGCGTTTACGGGCTTCTCAGCGCTCCCTGCGCCCGGCGATGTCACTCCGCGAGGCTGGATGCAAGTGCTGGAGATCGGCCACGACTCTACGCTTGAGAAAGCGCAGGAAAACTACCGCAGGCTTTCGATGGTGCGCCACCCTGACCGCGGCGGCACCGAGGACGCGATGAGCGAACTTAATTGGGCGTGGGCCCAAGCGCAGGAGGCTCTATCCGCTCGACCCTGAACACGGCGAAGCAACGAGTTTTGAAGCGCTGGCCAAAAGCCGTTGTATGGCAAACGCCAGTTCGCAAGAAATGGATCGTGAGCCGGAACGGGTGGACTGGCAAAGACATCGGACAAGGATGGTCCGCAACGGCTGCATGGGCCGATGCCGCGAGAAATCTATGAGCGCCTCGGTCGGACAGTTGGGAGCGTAAATGGGTCCACTCGAAACTATCGGGTTTATCTCGTTCTTGCTGGCGGCGTCCTTTCTCATCGGCTTCGGCATGATGGTAGGAGTGTGGGCTGGAATCAAGTTCGGCTCTTACCTCTTGGGCCCACTCAACGTTAACTTGGGGCCAATCGTGGTGAAAGGCCCTTAATGGTCACCACCTCAAAGTCGGCCGCATGATAGAAGCCCTCACCTTCATCGCCTTCGTCCTCGCGCTCATCTTCGCGAGCCAGGGGGAGCCGATGTGAGCGCATCAAGGCTTCAGGTACCCCTTGGCCGCGGCCCAAGCAGCAACCGCAACGAATACAGCCCCAGCAGCCCAAAGCAGCTTCTTGACGACCGAGCGCCCGATGTCCTCATAGATTGAGGCGAGGATCTGCTGCTTGATTTCCTCGCATTGCTCTGCGGATAGTCTGGGCTGTCGCCGTTCTTCTTCAGTGGCGGCGTCTGGGTGTTGCTTGTAGGCAAAGCGTCTCCTTTCCGGCCCGTCGTACGGATGCTTGGGGCTCATCGGTGTTGCCGAAAGTAGCGTCTCGCAATACGTGCGGGCATGGTCGGCTCTCCTTGTGGAACTGTGTGCACCGGGAGAGCGTGGCGGTGCTAGTGTTCGCCTCCGTACCAATGTGGGGGCGTTGCTCGAGAAGCATCGGGGCCGTGGTGGCTCTCATCATCACGGTGCCCCCTCCTTTATCTTCCCTCGCCCTTCGCCTTAGCGATGGCGGCTTCCAGTGCTGCGTCGGAGTCCATCAGAGACTCGCGGAAGGTGTCGATCTCTTCGGCGCTGATGTCGCGGCCCTCGGCCTGCGCCTTCAGCATCACCTGCGAGAACTCCAGGCTCTTCGTGAGCATGATCGAGAGGATTGCGAGACCGTCTGTGCTGGTTACCTTTGGCATGTCATCTTCCCTTGGAGGCGAGGTAGGCGTTCAAAGCGTTGAGGATGGCGATCTGCGCGGCGATCTTCGCGTCGGCGCCCTTTGGGTCCACCTTCGTCATGGTGCGGGCGATGTCGAGCCCTGAGCGCGCGCTGCGGGTCGAGTCCAGGACGTGCTGGGCGTCGTCCGAGCTGATCTTCTTCGCGTTCAGGAGCGCGGTGGCGCTCTGGTTAATCGCTGCGGCGGTCGCATAGCCTGCGGCAACCTTCTGGTCTGGCGTCTGAGGCGTCTCGAGGCCGAGTTGCGCGCAGGAAGAGACGAAATACAGCAGGAATAGTGCGGCGTACTTTCTCATTGTGGTGCTCCTTTGGTTGACGGCTCCAAGCCGTACTTTTCCCGCATGTACTTCTCCAGTTTTTGCTCCCACTCCACTTTCTCTGGGGCAGGGCAGTCAGGCTGCTTCATCATCTCGTCGTACAGGCGAGCCTTGCGCAGCAGTTCTTGATAGTTCGGATACTCGGATGGCGGGAATTGCTGCACCTGTGGGAATAGCCCTTGGTAATGACCGCTGATCATGCTGACTGCGCACATCTATTTTCTCCTGCGGTTAGTGAGGTCCATAAACCACGTCGTACCACGGGTCATGCAGTTCCTTCCAGCGGCATCATGGCAACTGATGCTGCGGTCTTGCCGACCTTAACGCGCGCGTGGATAACGGACACTGGTTTCCCCTTGGCCGGCGAGTGGTAGTTCGCTAGCTTCATGTACGCTCCGATCCCGGCGTAAAGATTGGCACCCTTGCGGTTGACAACGAGCTTGCCGATAGGCTCGCTCCTCTTGCGCAGCCACAATTTCGTTACGCCATCCGCGTTGCTGCTCCACTCGAAATACCACGTGAAGTCATAGCGAACATTCTTCTGAGGACTCTGGTCGATCACCTGCGAAAAGTGGCCGGGGTCGTTAGAGTGCTGCACCACCACGGCACCGCCGTTGATGTCCACGGTCATGATGCTCGAGTTCTGTTTGAACCCGACCTGCATGTTCGTCTGCCCGGTATTGCCTGCATGGTGGAAGTCAAAGAAAACGTGCCAGTCCTGGATCGGGAGCGGGAAGTTCTCCCCGAGGATGACCGAGTGGGCGAGCCAGAATTTATCCCCCTGTTTGACGCTGAGCACGCGGCCGCAGTTCAGGTCTGCGCGCTCACCCGAGCCGCTGCCGGATTGGGCGATGTCTGTGCCGGATGTCGTGAGCTGCACACCTCTGCAGCCCGGGATGCCGACGAGTTGCGCGCGGCTCGGGTCCTTCGCCTGCAATTGCAGCTTTCCGTCCTCCGTGACGGATGTCTCGAACGAGAGCGCGATGTCTGGGGCCGCAGGCGCTACCACCTGACGCAACCGCGCGATTTCCTTCTCGTTGGCTGCGGCCTGACGCTCGAGCAGGTCTGCTGCGTCCGCCGCTTTCGTGAGGTCGTCGCGTAGGGTCATGCGTACCCCCATGCTTGCCGCTTCTCCTTCAGAGACCGCCAGCGCGCGATCTTTACCCGAGGCAGCGGCGCTATGACGACGCGCCCTTGCGTTCGCTGCGCCCTGCACTTCGGGTGCCGTGGCGGACGCGCCCACGAATGAATCCTGCCCATCTGGATCACAGAGTCTCTTTCGCACTTCGGAAGCTCTGGTGCCGGCACGCTGTAAATATTCGTGATGGTCCATGTCGAGCTGCACCAGCAATCGGCCGCGACTGTTGCGGTTGAGGTCGTGTAGGTCGTGGACGTGATCGTCCATGTGGCGGTCGAGCAGCGTCTGCATGTCATAGGTGTGCGTCCTTTGCTTTATCGTCCAGCGGGCCGGCCGGGAGGATGGGCTTGGTATTTGGGTTCACTTCCACCCGACCGGCGATGATCTGCGCCTCGACGCTCGTGGCCTTCTTCGCATTGCGTGCCTTCACGGTCGCGTAGATCGCCAATCCAAGACCGAGGAGCGAGGTCAACAGCGGCACGACAAGATCCGTCAGGCTGCCAGCGATGATTGCGCCCTTAGCACTGAGAGCGCCCACCGCCACCAAGAGCGCCGCGGTGTACTTGTACGTGTCCCGGATGTACATGCTGATTTCAGGTGTGAGGGTCATGCGGCTCCTCTGGCGATGAGAACGGAGCGCAACGCGCTGCTAAGTTCAGGGGTCAATGTGTGTTCCTTTCATTCAAAAGAACTTGGCAACGATCGCGCCGATTACACCAGCGACGGCAGCCGCTATGGCGATCATGTTGGCGTTGGAACCCTGCTGCACAACAACGTGATCCTTTTTCTCTTGGATTACGCCCTGCCCAGTGGAAAACCGTTCCTTCAGGTCGTTGATCTTGTCGTCCAGTCCTTTGACGGCAGAAGTAATGAACGTGCTGATCTGGTCGATCTGCTTGGTAAACGATGCCTCGCTCTTGGACTGCGCCACGGCGTTGGACTTGTTCTGTTCGGTGACGGCTTCTTTAGCGGCCTGAAGGGCGGCATCAACCGCAACCTTGTTATCCTTCGACTCGCGCTCGCTGCGCACATCACGCTCACGAAACTGGGTCTGCACGCTCTCGAATTTTTCCTCATGAAAGCGCTCAAGGTTTCTCACCTTGCTATCAATCTGGAGCGGCAGCTTGTCGGCGATGTCTTGCAGGAGCGTTATCGCCTTGTCCATGCCGTTCAGACGAGCCTCGAAGACCGCTTTCTGCCCATCCATGCGCGCTTCCTGCCCATCTATGCGCGCTTCGAGAATTTCACGCAGGGCCGCAATAGCTTGGGCGAGCGCGGCCGTCGTGAGGACGGTCGGGTCTGGGACCGGAGTACTGCCGGCTCCGGTGTGAAGACCTTCAGCCACTGGCTAGAACTTGCCCCAGATCGGCGCCAAGGTCGCGAAGAAGAGCCCCAGCGGGATGAGCCTCCCAGGAAGTTTATCCGCCGCGTAGGGCGGGAAAAGAGCGCAGATCAGGAACAGAATGCAGGCGACTATCGTGAGTGCGAGTGGCATGGTGTTTCTCCTATGAAAACTGCTAGACTTCTTCGATGCCTTTCATTGACAAAGAAGCACGCGCTCGCTACCGCGCTGAGTACTATCGCAAGAACCGCGAGAGCATCCTGAAGTACGCGAAGGAGTACAGAGAGGCCCACCCTGAAGAAGTGGCTGCGACAAAGAAGCGCATCTACCACGAGCGCTATAAAACCGATCCGGCCTACAAAGAAAGGGCCGCGGAGTATCAACGCCAGCGCTTTGCCGCTAACCCTGAGCGTGTGAAGGCCATAGAGAAGCGGTGTTACGAGGCACACAAAGAGGCTCGCATCGCATACAACAAGGCGCGCTCCAAGACTCCGGAGCGACTCGCGCGCGATGCTGTTAACCGTGCTGTGCGCGTTGGAAAACTGCCTCGCGCCTCCGCCTATGCGTGTGCATGCGGCAAAGCGGCTCGCGAATATCACCACCACAACGGCTACGCTCGCGACCACTGGCTCGACGTAGTAGCCGTATGCGCCAAGTGCCATAAAGAGCATCACGCCTGAATCTTCGTAGGTGGGTCGAACTGGACGTGAAGGTGGTCAACCTCAATGAGGACATCGTAATTAATCCCCAGCTTCGCCCGCACATCCGCGGCCATCTTCACGAGCGAGTCCGGCTTGACGTGCCACGTCCGGAAGTCGAGCGCGAGCCCCTTATAGTGGAGCGAGGTGTCCATGTGCTTCCCGTCGTTCGCGCTCGTGATGACGCACTCGAAGAAGCCATAGGTCTGCCACACGCACTCGACCACGAGCGCAGCCTCGAACATCTGCCACTGCACGCCCTTCAGGCTTGCGCCTGGTTTCAGTTCCATTTAGCCTGCACCCCCATGAGGAGCGCGCTCATCGTGATGGCTGGCCTGATCGCCTTACCGTTCGTCGCGGTAATTGCGCTGGTGGTGTTCGTAGTGCTTGCGCTCACTATGCTTGCTGAGTTGGCGGTGGAGCGCATCAGGTCTTGATGAGGTAGTTCAGGATGATCGTCGGCTGCACGTTGTTGTGAGCCCCGCCCCCGCCTTCGAATTGAACGCTGATAGTGTTGTTTGAGCTTTCGCCTGTTGCCGAGCTGCCATACACAGCGCCGCCCGTTCCGGCAGTCTGGTAGAAATTATCCGTAGAGCTTCCGGGGTGGTTGTGCGACGGCATCTCGGCGATGCTGTTGACGTGCGTTTCCTCTCCTCCGGCACCTCCGAGAACGTCGCCATTCACACTGCCGGTGACACCGGTCAGGCGGTTCGCGCTGGAGCCACCCATATCGTCCTGGCCTGCGATCACCCGCCCGCGACAGTCGGGCACGTTGAACGTACTCACGCCATCGCCTACGCCGTAGGTAGTGGATAGGACCGCGAAGAGCCGCGCGAACGTTGTGCGGCTGATTGCCTGGCCGAAGCAGAAAATCCAGCCCGGAGGCTCTGTCAGGCCGGCGTATGAAATGACGGTGCCGACAGGGGCGTATCCGGTAGTAGCGAGTTGGTAGTGGATGCAGCGCCAGTTACCGGAGCCCTCAGATGTAAAGATGGCGATGTCGCCGTCCGCCGTGAGGATGTTGCCCGCGCCAGGCAGAATGAGCGAGGTCGCGTTGTGCGTGAGGGTGAGCGCGCCCTCGAACTTGAGCACCTTCCAGATGCCGACCCGCACCGTTCCGAAGCCGGTAATCGTGGCGGTGCCGGTGATGTCGTGGAAGAGACCCTCCACCGCGCCTAGGTCGGTGGTGGTGGCCGATGCGATGTCGGCGCCCTTGTGGGAGAGCCCGCGGACGACGACGCCCTGCAGCTCCCGAATATTGTCGTCCAGATTGGACGAGACCGAGGTCGTACCGGAGGGCTGGTTACTGCCGCTGGTCGAAACCCAGGAAGCTAGGGTAGCGGCGATGTCTGCGGGCATGTTCTTTTCCTTGTGGTACCCTTGCGCCGGGAGGTTCTATGAAAGCTATCGCTGTTATTCTTTTCGTCCTGCTCGCAGGCTGCGCGACCAAGCCTGATCCGTACCAGATGGAGTACAACGCCTACAGGGCTGAACTCGTGCAGCAGTTCCATGCCGGGAACATCTCGTACAGCGAGGTCCTGATGTTTGCGCAGGCAAAGCAGAACGAACTGCTCGCGCGCAAGTCCCTCGCCACGTCCGACAGGCTCGGAACGATGGGGCTTGGGGTCCAGCTCATGCAGCAGAGCCAGCCGGTGTTCGTGCCGCGCTACTAGGCTAGCGGCGCTCACTGAGAATCCCGAGCTGGTAGAGCAGTTGCGGGTTAGGTGCCGGATTCACCGCCGGGCTGTAGCTCGGCATCATCGCGTTCTGGTAGGTGTCAGAGAGAATCCCCGCCCTGACTGGGGCGCGGGCGAATGGCAGCGCAGCGAGCAGAGCGCCGGGCCATCCCATCGTTCCGTAGCCGCCCAAGCCAAGGCCAGCGGCCGCTATCGGGTTCAGTGCGCTGACGTTCGGCTGCGGCGTGCTCGCACCCTCGCCCATGGCCTTCGGGAATGCCTGCTGGAATCTGCCCGCAACGTCGAGACCACCGCTCAGGGGCTTGCCGCGATCAACCATGCGACCGAGAGTCGGCGCTGAAACATCCCCGGTCGCCACGTTTAGCGAGCGTTCTACGTCCCACGTCTTGGCGATGTTGCGTCTGGCTGTGCGCAGTTCGTCTATAAGACCGGGCTTGCCGGCGTTGCGCGCCGCATCTTCGATGAATGTTTCCAACTGCGTGGCCTTCGCATCGAAGGCCTTAGCTTTAGCCAGAATCTCAGGATTCGGCATCGCGTCGTAGAAGCGGTAATTGGCGTTGGCGTCGAAGCGCGCTTGAGAGAGCGCCTTCACGTCGGCGGCTACGTGGGGGTCGATAGCGGCGGCTTCGCGATAGGGCGCCGCCAGAGCGTTCCGTCTTGATTCGAGCGCGCCCACCGAGATGGCCGAGTTCTCGGGCAGCCCGGCTTCCCTGCGCGCGAGCGAGGTAGTGAGTTCCTGATTACGTAGCGCCGCCTGCTGCCCAGTGGCGGCCTTACCGCCGAGGCTTTCCAGAGCGTTCGTGAACGACCCTCCACCCGGCAAGGCCGAGGGCGATGCCACATATCCAGCCTCGCGGGCGTTCCTGAGCGTTTCATCGCGCACCGCGTTCTGAGATTCCTGCCGGGCGAGACTCGGAGCGCGCGCAGCGTTGTACGCCGTGATCCCGGCCTGCGGAGTGAGCGCGCCGACGCCGGCCCAATCCGGCCCTCCGATCTTCTCTGCCGCCATGGACCCCAGCGCCGGCAATACGCCGCCCGGAATGAAGCCGCCGCGGGACGCGAGGTCGTATGCCGCCGTCCCGGCCTTATTGCCCGGTGCAGGATTGTCCGGGTTAAGGAAATCGACGCCGGTTTTGCGAAGCGCGTTCTGCAGCCACTCGGAACCACCGACCGAGCCCCGCAGCATCGGGATCTTGTTCGCGAGGTCGTAATTCCCGAAAGCCATCAGGCCGAGCTTTGCAGCCTGCGGCGGGATGTTGATCGCCGACTGAATGGCATCCACGGGAAGCCCCAGCGCTCCAGCGGCGAACTTCGCCATTCCCGCACCCCCTGGATTCCTGTCAGAAGGCGTGCCCACCAGCAGGTTCTTCTTGATCGCCGCAGCAATCGCGTCATCACTCATCCCGTCCGGGAATTCGACCTGTCCGTGGCCCGGAACTTCGATGAGCTGCGGCACTACTCAATCCTTCCGGTGGCAGGGTTGAACTTCCTAACTCGCGGCGGCGTCTCGATCGTCCGCTGTGCAGGAGATTTCGGACTCTCGTCCTCTGACGGATATTTGAATCCACGCAGCGACATGTTCTTATTGAAATAGTCTCTGGCCGAGGTCGCATCCTTCATCGAGCGCACCGTATCCGAGCGTATGGCTTGAATGATCTGCATGCGCCCTTGTTCGGTCTTTACAAGTTCAGGCAGCGGTTTAGTTGCAGTAAGGGTGTCAAGGTTAGAAACCGCCACTCCTGAGCCGTAGTCCTTAGATCCGAGTCGTTCCTTCAGTAGTTCTGAGACGTGGGCGATGTACTCTTCAGTATTCGCGGTCTTTGCCTTATCAATCTGAAGCCCGAAAGCCTGAGCGATGCTCCCAAGCAAAGCCTTCGTTTCAGCACCAGACGCCGCAAAGGTCGCATCTCCTGTCAGCGATTCCATGCGGTCCAGTCGGCGCAACGTCGCGGCCAAGCTCGGTAGCTTTTGCTCCAACGCCATGACGCGCTCGGCATCGCCCTTGCCGACCGCGCCGGCCGCAGATGCTTGAGTTGGCGTCGGGCCCATGCCAGCAGGTGAAGAGGCATCGCCTGTCGCGGCTCTTGCCTCCGGGCTGATCCTCTGCGCGAATTGGAGCCGCGTCTGCGGGATCGGGCGCCCCGTGGGGTCAACTTGCCCCATAAACGGGTCCATGCGCGCCTTCGCCGCCTCGTCTGCGTTCTGGAACCCTGTGTAGGCTTCCAGTGAGCCCTGCGGGACTTGGACGCGGAAACCGCCCTGCCCGTCAGGAACCAATCCAGCCGCCCGCCCGGTCTCGGTGATGCGGGGGAAGCTGGCGGTAACGCCGCCTGTATGCGGGTTGACGAGCCCTACGCCCGGAATGTTCTCGCCCTTCGGGTTGCGGAGCTTCCACTCCTCCATCAGGGCGTTCACAGCAGCGGGCGGAACGCCTCCCTTAATCAACTGGCCATAATCCGGAACCCGCGGGCCAGAAGGGGTCGGCGGGGGCGGAACGTCCTTCGTCATGTAATCAGGCACCCCGAAGGCCGCTGTGGAGGTCCCAGCCGACATCCCGGCCGGGGTGGGCCCTGCTGGTGCCCCAGCAACCTGCGGCGCACCTTGGGGCCCTGCACCGCCCGTGTTGTCAAACTTCGCCAGCGCCGCCATCTGCTCGATCTGCTTCCTGATCTGCATGGCCTGCAGCGCCGCCAGCCCGCCGGCCTTCCGGTCGGACACGTTCTGATTGAGCTGCCCCTGGTAGGCCCCGAGCCCCTGCAGCCCGCCCTGCCCGAGAATGCCGCCCAGAGGCTGGGGGTACGGCCCGCCCTTGTTCGCCGCCAGGATGCCGAGTCCCGCGTGCATGAGCGCCCAGCGCTGCGCATCGCGCTTCTCGGCCTCGGTGGGGCCACCGCCGAGCTGGGAGAGAATGCCTGCAAAGTCCGGTTCAGCCATACATCCTCCGGCGCAGCATCGTCATGTAGGGGTTTTCCGGCCCGACGAACTGGTGCTGCGGTGGGCCGGACTGCTGCGGCTGACCGCCTCCGCCACCGCCGCCCATGTTCATCGCCGCGTTCCCCAGCCGCGCGTACTTCATGAAATCGCCTCCACCAGCCGCGCCAGCGCCCAAGCGCTCGAACACCCCCGGCCCTGTTTCCATCATTCCCCACTTGCCGAGCGTCGCAGGCGTCTCAGCCACAGCAGCCGGCATGGAGAACCCGCCACCAGCGCCCGCTCCTGCGCCACCAGCGCCACCGAACAGGCCGAGCGCGCTGGCGCCGTAGCTGCCCGCGTAGTACGCCGCGATCACGCGAGCGATGTCATGCATCTTTTCGCCTGGACCTGTGTTGATGCCGATCGCCGTCGCATCCTGCGCCTGCTTCTCCGTGTTCCCGCCCCACATATCGACGGTCGGCTGGTAGTCCTTCCCGGTGATCCCGCCCCACAGCTTCGTCTCGAGCGGCGTGTTGATCCCGAGCAGCCGCTCCGGGTTGTCCTTCCACTTCTTCAGGATGTCGCCGCCCAGATACTTCTGGAAATCGAAGATATCGCCGAGGCCGCTCATTTCAGGGCCCCGTAGCCGAGAATGCCGAGCCCGAGCAGGTTCGCGAGCGAGTTACCGCTCGAGTAGGGCTGCGTGGCCTGCGTCTGCCCGCCATAGTTCCCGGTCACACCGGCCTGATAGCGCTGCAGGGCCTCCCACGGCGAATCTGTCTGCCGCTGCGCGTAGGTGTCCTGCATCTGGCCTGCCTGCTGGATCTGCGAGAGCCCCGCCTCGGCCATTCCTGGAGCCATTCCAGCCGCCTGCATTTGCCGCCCGCGCTCATCATTGAACATCTGCGCCGCATAGGGCGCGCTCGCATCCATCAGGCTGCGGTTCAGCCACTCCTGGTGCGCAGAATTGCCGTAGTTGTCGCCACCGAACTGGCTATTCACCTTGCTGCGCGTCATATCCATGACGTTTCCGAGCGCGGCCTGCGAATACGGGTTTGAATAATTTCCGGCGAGCGTTCCGCTGATCTGGTTCTGAGCCTGGCCGGTGAGTGAGTTCTGCCCACCTTCGGCAGCCCGAGCCTGAATCGCCTGCAGCGTGTAGGGCGACTGCGCAGCGACCGTGGGCTGTCCGTACAGGCCCTCGGCGCGCGAGAAGAGATTCTGCAGGTATGGCTGCTGCCCGGTCCAGGGCGCGGTATCGCTCTTGGTTTCTACGGTCTTGCCGCCGCCACCCCCGAATAAACCGCTCATACTATTTCCTTTCTCAACTGACTCTTTTTGCGTCTAAATCCTAATTGAAAGAGCATTGGCTCAAGCCCAAGGCGCCCAAACTCTTCTACGGCCCTGCAGCCGTTCTCTTTGCCAAAGCTCACCAATCTCTCGCAGACTGCATCCTTCTGCTCCGGGAAGCCCTCACCGATCAGCAGCACCACGTCAAGCACGCGCTCATAGCCGTAATCGATGATCTGCGTGTAGACCGCGAACCCCTCGAATTGGTGCTCCTGATATGCGCCGCTCTCGAGCTTCTTGCCGAACTCCTCCAGAGGCAGAATCCGCAGCCTGCCGCTCTTCCACTTCCGGTAGGCGCTCGGCTTCATGCGTAGAGCGTCTTCCATCGGTTGATGAGCGCCTGCCGGTACTGCGCGCGCGTAATCTGAGCCGTATCCGCCGCGGAGTACGTCCCCGGCAGCAGCACGTTGATCTTCGTCTTGATGTCGCGCTTATCGTTCTCCAGCAGGAAAAGATGCTCGAACTGCAAGAGGTCCAGACCGTCTATTGCGCGCTGGGCCCGCTTGTCCTGCGTGTTGTCTGCATCCCACACGGCCTGGCTCAGGAGTGCGGCGGTTTCCTCGTCCGGCGTGAGCGTGATTACCTTTCGCTCGCCGGTTGTCAGGTTTATTTCTACGCGCTCCATCAGTTCATCCTGATGTTCATGGCGCCGGCATCGAAAGTATTGGCACCCCCGACAGTCGTAAGGCGGATACGGTCAAGGACGCCAGAAAGTGATTTAGAAGCCCCCACGCCTGAGAATTGGAGCGCGTTGCTCCATCCGAAACCACCAGAAGCGGTCCATGTGTTTTGTGAGGCATCTTCCAGCATGAGCGTGAGGATGCCGTGTAGCACCGTAGCGGCCGCCCAGTTTTGGGTTAGCCCTATTCCTGTCGTGTAATTCGCAACGCCAGCTACAACGCTGTCAGTGAGAAGAAAACCAGCCCCGAGATAGCCGCTGTTTTCAATCCCGCCAGCATCGCCCAATTGCACCATCGGCGGGCTCGTGCCATTCGTAGAGAGTCCCACAAACGCTATGTCGAGCTGAGTCACCCACGACGGAATTCCGGTAACGTCGACGGATGTCCCGGAGGTGGTGGCGACTTCGGTGCCAAGCGCCGGGATCGCAGCGTCCGAAATCCTGTTCGCCTCGCGCTCCAGAAGCCTCACAATCTCCTGAATGGCCGACTGGTCGTACTGCCTCGGCACACGATTGGTGAGCGCGAGCTTCACTCTTGACCGTCCTCCGACATCGCCGCAGCAAGCCCGGACATCTCGACGTTCCCAGTAAAGGAGAACGCAGCCCGATGCCAGCGCGCGGAGCGCAGCACATCGAAGCGCCCCCGAGCATCCATGGCAACCTGCTGATCCTGAATCAGCGCGCTACCGATGTTGTCCCGGTGAAAGTTCGTCATAGTGCCCGCGCCGGGTCTCGTCAGAAACTCAGGCTGGACCCCTGATAGCAGCGTCAGAAACTCGTCCGAGCCGTAATCTCCTGTCGTCATCGCGCTCGCGACCGTGTTCCCGTCGAGCGTCTGCAGCACATGCGAGGTATTGAAAATCCCCGGCAGCGGATAGCCGGCCACAAGGAATGCCGTGTCGTAGGCTAGATTGGGGAAGTCGGCGTAGGTGGAGTACAGCGCTCCCAATCCGTCGTAGGTCACGCCAGCAGAAACGAACTCCAGCGCCGCCTCGATGGTCCTGTCGTCGCGACCCCACAAGCCGGTCTTGTAGTTGTAGACCACGCACCGGCTCGGCGGATAGAAAAAATAAACCCTGCTGTTACGCCGATCGTGCAGCGCCGTGCAGGTGTAGGAGAGCGTGCGGTCCAGTTCTCCGAACACGGTTTCCTTGACTGGGTTCCCGATCGAGACGGGCCGCGAGCCGTCGTACCGGTAGAAATCCTCATACCCCATCATTAGATGCACCGGGTTATCCGCAGTGCCTACATCTACGATGCACTCCTGATTCAGCGCGCCGGCCTGCCCCGGAATCGGATTGAACTCCCACCCTGAAGTCCCTTGGTAGACGCCCAGATACATCGAGCGCTCTTTGTAGGCGATGGCGGTCTGCCCGAACTTCTTTCCTCCGGTGATCCTTCCTGAGGTGCTCGTCAGTTCCCCTGTATAGGCTTCGTTCGCAACCGATGGTGTCCAGGTGCCGGAAGTCTTAGCCGCCCACCAACCGTGCGGCCTGTCTGCTGAGTCGAATATCGCGCCCTGATCGTTCACATCGAAGAGGAAGATGAAGCCATTGATGATTTCGACTATCGCGGCCTTCGGAGCAGTTGCGGCGTTATTCGCGAACGCCCCAGAGGATGACGATTGCAGAATGTCCGACTTGGCAGCGGCAAAGCTCGCATCGGCACGTTGCGCGAATCTCCAGGTATTGTTGCTCCCCAGCGCATAAGCGCCGCCCACGGCCCTGGTTCGATCCGTCCACGACGTAGAGCCTGCCTCGAATAGAGCAGTCGCAGTGCCCGCAAAGAGCCGCGTCGAATCATCGAGCTTCCTGACGAGCGCCGCGCCGCGGCAAGCCGCCGCCAGTGCTGGCAGTAGTCGGGTCTGCGGCGATGGCGCGCCCTTCATGCCCCTGAGCGAAGGCACCAGCGCGGAGCAGTCCGTGAGAATCCCAGGCGTCTTGGGATCGAGGTCCGGTGCGTATCCCTTGAAGGCGATCCCGCTCATTCAATGTCGTCCCACGTCGGATTCGACTTCGTGCCCTGCCCCCACGTCGGGTTCGACTTGGTTCCATTGCCCCACGTCGAAGCGGTTTCGGTTGCGTCCAGCCATATGGTCGTAATGACGCTACCCCACGCCCCATCCCACCACGTGCCGTCCGCCCATACGTTATCCGCCCATCCCGGGACGATCACAGCGCCCTCCATGGATCATTGGTGGTGCCGACTCCGGCAAGCGTCGCGCTGTTGATCTTCGTGACGTTCGCTGTTACTGCCCCCGTCACGCTCCCGACCGCCCCTGACACCGCAGCCACGGTGGTCCCCGATAGATTCAGCGTCGTGGTGGGACTTCCGACGTTCGCGAGGTCGATCCCGGCCTCGCCTCCTGCGCTCACGTCGAGCGTGCGCGCAGCCGTCGTGGGCATGAGTGCGGAGCGATTCTCAATCGAGAACGATGCCACGACTTCGCCGACCACAGACACGCTGTCCACGGTCCCAGCCGTGATGACGAGCTGCACATCGGTCGCGGTCGCAAAGCCATTGCCTGAGGTGGCGACGATGCGCACGTTGTTAAGCCCGGTGCGCGTATCAAAGTCAACCGATAGCGTAATGCCGGCGGTGATCTCGGTCGTTCCGTTTCCGACGTACGCAGCAACCGCCGGGCTACCGGCCAGAGTGAACGGAGCGCCGGTAGAAAACCTGCGCGTGGTGAACTTGATGTCGATCGTTGAGCCGAGGCGAATGTCACCGTGATAGGCGCTCATGCAACTAGCCCTCCGCGACCGGCGAGTGAGAACCTAGAACCTACGATCTTCGTGAAGCCAGAAAAGTCTCCGGTGGAGAAATCATCCAACTGCACGAAATCTGTGCCAGACGATACGCGACCGATTATCGCGGGTGCACCACCGGATGCGATTGATGAATCAACCGCTGTCAGTCTCAGGTTGCCGTTAACGAACAATGTGAGCGTGGTCCCCTGCAACTCAAGGCGCAGCACATCGTCAATGGCAATATCTATAGCCTCACTGGCGAGGCTCGTCCTGGCCCCGGCTATGTTCTTCCAGATCCTGCGGTTGTTGCTGCCGCCGTTGTCGAGTGGATTCGCCCCGCCTGCGTAGTAGGTCTGTACTCCGGAGGCGTAGCGCAAAGCGACTCCGACCCATGACATATTGGTCGTTAGCTTGACGGTGGCCTGCGCCCAATTATCCGCAGGCAGTGTGATCGCCGTGTACTGACTGGCGACGTTGACGAGCGCCCCATTAGAGAATCTGTTTGTCTTGATGACAAACGGATTCGAGCCGCTTGAACTCCAGCTAGCTCCTATCGCGCCATCGGCGCGATTTGCGTCATCGGTGGCTAGAAGAGCCATTAGGCTACCCGTATCGCCATGTTGGTCGGGTAGCGCCCGGCCTTGTGCGTGTCGTTCACGCTATCCTTCACCTGGACGTACTGCGCCTCCCAGAGGGCTACGCGCTTATCGTCCTTGAGGAATGGCTGCGCAGCCGCGAGAGAGCCGTAGAGGTAGAGATCCGGGTTTGCCGTGAATAGCGCGTGGACCGCCGTCGAGAGCGCGGCGAGCTTCTTGTAGTACCAAAGCTCGATGTCGCCTGTGGGCACCGCGGGGAAGACCAGCTCATCTCCGAAGATCGTGTACTTCTTAGATACCGAGTTGACGGAGGATGGGAACTGGTTGAAGAACTCATCCGGGGTGATGTAATCGAGCCAGCCGATTGTGGATGCCTGGATGCGGATCGCGCGCATGTTTACGAAGTCGCTCGGCAGCGTGGCGAATGTCGTGGTGGTGGTCGTGGTGACGCGCTGCTCCTGCTGGCGGGCCTTGACTTCTCGGCCGATGCGAGCCTCGGCTATGGAGATGAAGTCCGGAATGAACGTGGAGAGGTCCGCGCGATGCAGCCAGTTCGTGATGGCTGCCTGAAGGTCGACGTAGGTCGCGATGCTCATCCGAGGCTACCGGGCCTTCCATTGAGGCCACCCTGCTTCGTCTCCAGATTCCATGATCTATTTCCAGACCAGCCGATGGTGCTGCGAATAATTTGGCAGGTGAAGCACACCTGAGTCAGCGTGTCCATGAAGCTGCTATACGCGACCTGCTGAACATGCCTGCCCTCGCATCCCCTGATCGCAGCACGAACTGCTGACATGCTTGGCATCGGTACATATGCGAATTGGGGGCTTTCAGAGTCGTTCCCAAGAGCCTTATCCATTGACGGCCACCGCTTCGGCCTCGATCAGCATGGCAGGATCGTTACTGGCAAGCCTGCGGTAGAGCCCTGCGATTGCCTGAAGGCTCGTTTTTTCTCGTACCTCTTTCATCATCTCGCGCCCTCGCTTCCAGTCTTTCCCGCCGAACGCCTCCCGGACCATCCTAATTGCAAGCGTTTCGTCCCTGTCAACGTAAAACGGGTACTCCACGCCTAGCAGCTCCACGGCGGACGGGTCGCGGTAGGTGAGCACGTTGGCGAGCACCGCCGCTGCGGTCGAAACCTTCGTGGCTGGCTTCAGCAGTGCATGCAGCCCATCCCGGCGCTGAAGGCATAGATGCAGGTTGAACTTCGATGCAGCCATGAGATGCTGCGAGGAGTCGAATACGTTGGTCCCGCCCCAGTCCTGCGACAGCGGCAAGTTGAAGCTCTTTCCGATATAGGCCGGGGTGAACCTGTACTGCTGCGCGGTGCCATGGATGCGGTGATCCCACTGGTGCGGGATGACCGCGAACCTGGCGATCGGGTAGAGCTTGGCGTAGTAGTCGATGCAGGCCCGGTTCGGGACGATCAGGACTTCGACCAGATCGGCGAACGGGCAGATGCGCTGCTTATAGCAGTGCAGATCAATTACATCGAGGATGATCCTGTTTCCGCGGTCCACCGCATCGAGCACCAGCCCTCGGTCGGCTTCCTTGACGAAGACGACATCCTCGTCCCGAGCGCCGCCGAGGTCGGCGAAGCAGAGCGGCACGCCCAGCGCTTCGGCAACGTGATTCCCGCGTAGAATGCTCGATACGTTGTCGTTGTTGACGACGAAGATCACGGCACAGGGATCAGCTCGATAGACGACAGGTCGGGCAGCGCGCGCTTCTTCTGCACCGTCCAGCCCATAGAAGCACCAAAGGTCTGCATGTCGTCCGCGTCCTGAAAGATTGCCAGCACATCCTCCCAGTTCGCGCGCCAGTAATCGTCCGGGTACCCGTGCCGTCCCTTCTGCGGGCTCGCCATGGTGATGACCAGCCAGCCGTTGGGCTTCAGTACGCCCCACATCGCCGTCACGTTCCCGCGCCAGTCCTCGATGTGCTCGAAAGCGTCGAATGACATGACCGCATCGAAGCACTCCTCGCCGAAATGCTCGAGCAGCTTCTCGGCGCGGCACACTACGTCGACGTTACGTCCGCTCTCCATGTCCGTGCCTATGGCGTGCGGCACTAGATCACGCACGCAGCCGTTCACGTCCTGCGAGCCGACTTCGAGGACGCTGCCGCGCAGCTTGTCTAGGTGCTTCTGGCAGAAGCCACGGACGGCGCCGTTCATGGCATACAATCCAAGGCGTGGTAGGGGAGCCGACCTTCCAGCCGAGCCCCGAACGCACTCTGAGAGTGCTCCGGATAGACGGTAAATTGTGGAGGCACTGACAGGTGAAAGTCCTGTCTCACGGCCTCTCCCCAACAATCCGCATGTCCCGCGGCTCCTTCAGCTTGAACTGCGCGGGCTCCTTACGGATGTTCACCAGCCCCGCCTCGCTCATCACTCGCGCAAGGCTCTCTGGCGTGTATCCCCAGCGATGCACCATCAGCGGATCGCGCCATGCCGGATCGCCGTAGAACACCCACATGGTGCGCTGCCCCTCGACGCCAGACGCAGAACGCGCGTCAGGCCCCTTCAGGAACTCCTCGCATGCGCTGATGAGGTTCGGGCATTCGAGCACCATCCGCCCGCCGTGCTTCAGCACCCGCACCCACTCGCGCAGGATGTCCACCACCTCCCAGCGCCAGAAGTGCTCGACTACGTGTACCGCCAGCACCTCGTCGGCGCTCGCATTATCGAAGGTGAGCTTATGCAGATCGCAGAGCACGTCAGGGGCTTTGCCTCTGCGGCTAGGCGCCACGTCTACGTTGACGTAGCCCTCCAGGATCTTGTCGCCGCAACCGAGGTTCAGACGCACGCGAACTCCTCGAGCCGCGCCGCCACCTCGTCAATCGGCCACTTCTCGTCAAGCTGCCTGAAAAGCTCCACCGAGCCGTACCACGGCGAGCCGCGGCCCTCAAGACCATAAAACCAGCGGGGACGGCTCGGCACCAGTACCCAGCACTCCTTCCCCAGGGCCCCGCACAGATGCACGGTCGCCGTGCATACGCTGATAACGAGGTCCAGCTCAGCTACCAGCGCCGCCATGTCGTCGTAGTCCGCAGACTCAGCAGCGCGCGCCCAGTGCGAGATCGCAATGCCATGCGTGCCCTTGAACTCGCGAATGTCGTCCGATGGGTCCTGATATTGCAGCGATACCCACGAGACGTTCGGAACGCGAAGAATCGGCAATAACGCATCAAGCGTCAGGCTCCTGCGTGCGCGGAAGGTGTTCTTATAGCCGCCGGTCCAGGCGATACCTACTTTCTTCCCGGCCAGCGTATCGAGCAGCGCGCGCCACTGAATGCGCCTCTCCGGGTCGGCAATCAGGTACGGAGTGCCCGGAAAATCCGCAGTAGCCTTGCGACGATCGAATGCAAAGCTCCCAATAAGACAGTGGGCGTCGAACTTGCGGCCTGCGAGCCAGTCTTTCTCGGCCTGCTTAGTCTTGCGAGTCGAATGGACTTCGGCATCCGGAAAGCTCCTCTTCATCAGCCCGCCGAGCTTCTCGTCGCAGTCAAGCGTGACCGACTTCATGCGCGGGATGATCTCCGGCAGGATCGACGCGAAGCTGATCTCGTCCCCGATCCCCTGCTCGCCGCGAACGTATAGATCCAGCCCGTCCGAGCCGTCCCAGTACGGGCAATCATCGTGCGGCGGCTTCTTAGGCCGGTATCGCGATGAGCCTATGAACTTCTCGTAGCCCTCCCAGCCCTGCGCCCACTCTCCGCGCATGAGGTGCGCGTAGCCGAGCGATTCGTGAACGTCCCACTGCTCGGGCTTTATCGCCAGCGCCTTTTCGCCCATCTCGATCGCTAGGCGCGGATTGCAGTCGTAGACCGCCAGCAGGCAAAGCAGCGCCAGCGCCTTATCGTCCTGCGGCTTTTCTCGCCGGATGCCCTGCAGAATTCTCCTCGCCTCCTCCAGGCGCTGCATGCCGATGCAGGCAGCAGATAGATTGCGCTTGATGTCGTAGCGGTTCGGGGCTAGCTCCAGCGAGCGCTTGAGCAGCGTGTAGGCGAGACCGTTGCGCTGCTGCTTAAGGTGGATGCGCGCTACGATCAGCAGCGCCCATGCGTTCTCCGGGTTCTCGTCCAGCACGCCATTTGCAACGGTGAGCGCCTGCTCGAGGTTCCCGACATACTCGAACTGCTGGGCGATTGCACAGTCCATCTCCTCCGTCGTGCGAAGCTCTACGACGTTGGCGGGCTGGGCGGCCGGGAGGTGCATCTACGCGAGCACCTTGTCCACGCACATCAGGTAGCGCCATTCTGGTTTTTGGCACATGCGCAGCAGCTCCTTGGGCTCGTTGATGTTCACGCCCATAGCGAACCACTTGATCAGGATGGAATCAGGGATGTGGGCCGCATGTACGAGACCGCCCTTGACGCCCTTCTTCCAGTGGTCTGCGTCCTTCTGAAGCTCGCGCGAGGCATCCACTTCGTGCGAAACGTCATCGTACTCATAGCGGATCGCCCACAGCTCGCCCTCCTTTCCGCTAGAGCTGCCGTAGGTTCGCACCCCGTTGATGGCGTCGTAGTCGAGCAGACGCTCATCGGCGTAGGGGTGCGTATTCTTGACGATCTTCACTTCTTAGCGCTTCTGCCGCGGGCCTTCGTTGCCGCTGCGTCGGCGTCCGCATGAGCCTTCAGCACGTCATCGGCAATCGTCTCGAAATTGCCATTGATGGTGATCGTGCCCTTCGAGCCGTCCTCGGATGACTCCATGGTGCCCGCGACCGAGCAGGCATTCCCGGGGCCGGCAGCGATGATCGCCTTCAGCGCCGAGGCGATGGCCGAGTTTTTCACCTGAGCCGAGATCGCATCAGCCGCCGTGTCCTTGGGCCCGCTCAGGCTGACCGAGAAAGAGCGCTTCTCGGCCTCCTTCTTCTCCTTCTGATACTCCGCCTCGGCCCGCTTTTCGTCCCTCACTACGCTCGCTTCATTTGCCATGATTCGCTCCTTTCTAAAGCCCCGCAGCCAGAAGGGCCGCGGGGCTCATTGCTTTACTTCGCTGGGTTGATGTCGGCAATCTTGAAGTGGGCGAATGGGTTGTCCACGACAAGGGTTGCTTGACAGAACACCATGCGCTTATCCGCGTGCCCTGTAATCGCCAGCGGCTTTTGCTGGATCGGCTGCAGGAACGCAACGCTGATGTAGTCCGGGTCGATGCCGAAGAGAACGCTTGGGCGCATGAATCGGTCCATCTTCAGGACGTGCTCGCCCATATCGCTCACATACAGGTCCGCACCGCCGATGATCTGCGCCTGATCGCGCGACTTCACCTCGCGGAATCTGGTCGCAATCCCGGCAAACGACGAACTGATCTTGGACTTGGTGCGCGGCGGCACCAGAATCACTCGCGGATCGCCGCCGTTGTCGTAGGTGTTGGCGATTGCACCTTTGAAGATCGCCTCCGAGATCGAGCCTGTGGAGGTCGAGTCGGTCGGTGCCGCAACCGGGTAGCCGTTCGCCGTGGTGAATCCCGGCGTGGTGCCCGCAGCGCCTTCCTGCACGCTCGTTCCGTTCGCCGTCTTGATGGTCGCCGCCTGCCCGCCTGAATAGCCGAGCCACGACTCGAGACCCGCCATCAGGGCCGCCGATGCAGCAACGCCCGCGGTGCCGGCGCCGTTCTGGAGCAGTGCCGCCTCCAGGTCGCGCTTCAGCTCCTTGACGCGCTTTTTCATCTGGTAGGCCATCGAGCCCACGTCACCGTAGGAGCGAACCGACTCCTGCGTGTTGGAGACGAACGCCACCTTGTCCATCAACTGGCACTGATTTCTCAGGTTGACGGCGGGGATCGCGGTGTCCGCTCCGGCGTCATCGCCTTCGATTACCGCGTTGCCAGAGGTGTGCGGCGTCAGCTCATCGGTGAGCCACTGATGCGTACGGTTGTCCGCCTTCTTTCTCTTCGCCATCGAGAGGAATGGTGTTTCGGTCGGCGAAATCATGAACACGGCGTCCTCGAAATCCTCCGCGTTGCCGATGGTCTGGTACGTCTGCAACGTACCTGATGGAACTGCCATTTTGTTTTACGCGAGCGTTCACCGCTCTAGCGTCCTTATTTTCGTGGTGTGATGAACGTAGCCATCATGGCTTCGGCGGCATCGCCGTCGTTGCCGTTGGCTGCAAGGCGTGCTTTCGCCTTCTGAAACTCATTGGTTCTTGGATCTACCTTGGGTTTGGCGTTACCTGGCTTCAGCACGGATGGCACGTTCACGACTTTCTTCTCGGCGAGAGGCTTGCCTTCCTGCGTGGCGCGCCACTGGTGAGCGTCGTGCAGGACTCGCATAATGCGGTGGTCCCAGATGCCGCTCATCTCGTCGGGCTTGAAGCCGTAGGTGTCATAGCTCCTTTTCAGGAGCGACTGGTACAGGTCGTCATTCCACTGGGGGATCGCTTCCCTGAGCTTCACTCTAGATTCGGCTACGGCTTGGTCGCGGCTCTTGTTGCTCGCCTCCGACTGCTGTGCGCGAATCTTCTCCTGCTCGAGCGCGACGCTTTGCATCGCCTCGTTAACTTGCCGTACTCTGTTTTGAAGCCTGAGATATTCCACTGGGTTATCCTTCACTAACTGGTCCCAGTTCACGTTCGCGAGTTCAGGCACCGCGGCCGCGCGGATCGTGGATTGCAATGCGGTGAGCGCCTCCAGATATTGGCCGCGCTCCTTTTCGATGGCTTGCTGCGCCATGGCATCGGCCTGGCGCTCGCGCTCGGCGACTTCCTGCGTCTTGCGGGTGTAGTCGGACTGCATCATCCGCTCTGAGCGCAATTGCTCGAGCGTTACCTCGTCCTCCCACTCCTTCTCGCCGACTTTCATCGGCACCTTGATCTTTACGTCCTTCACGTCCTCCCACTTCACCTCTTCCTGCTTTGCGGCGGGCTCGGATTGCTCTGCTGGCTTGTCTGCCGGATCTTCGCCCTGCGCGGGCTGCTGCTGCTCTTGAGGCGCTTCCTGCGTGGCCTCCGCTGCAGGCTTCTGGGAGACGAAGCGCCCCTTTTCATCTCGCGGAGCCGCTGGATCTTCCAGGCCCATCGCACGGCCGAGGAGCGCGTCGTCTGAGGTATCGAGAGGAACCTGCGGCTCGACTTGTTGTTGTTCTTGTACCGCTTCGGCCATCGTTATCTCCTAGCCTCTGCCTGCTCTCGCAGGAGAATCACTGCTGTTTTGACGATTTCCTTCTCTGCCTCAGTCAGTTCTGCGCCCCATACACGACCACCCCATGGAACATGTGCCTGCCACTCATCTGGGCCGTACTTCTTGAATGCGAAATCGCGAACCGCTTCTCTTGCCTTCCAGGCAACCTGAAAAGCCCCGTGAGCGTCCAATGGCTCGCTGATCCTAGCCAGCTTTACAACCGTCTCACCGTCCCGTTCAAATGTGAGCTTTACGCCGTCTTCAGAAGCTTCTGCGCTCGTCAGTTTCATCTCCTGAACACGCTCTTAACTTTGTCGGCCATGGAAAGTTCGCGCTCCTTGAGCGCCAGCTTCCCGGTGTTCAGCACCTCGGTGAGCGCTTCTTCAAACTTCAGCGCCACCTGATAGTGCTGCCACAGCCATTCCCGACCCTCGGTATCGCGCGCTGGGCATGCGGCCCACTTGTCGATGATTCCCTGCTTCATGCTTGCGAACGACTCCTTGAAGAGCTTGTCCTCGAGGATCGCCTCGGCTTGCCGCGCGCGCGCGAGCTCGTCTTCTATCTTGGATTCGCGCTCAGGAGACATGTACCCGACCCACGGTATCTACGAGCACCATCACACCGAGCCCGCGCAGGAACGCCTGCGTCGAGGTATTGGCTGGCGCGTTGGTTGTGATGCATAGCACGCCTGCGGCCGTAAACGCCACGCCCCCGGACACCTGCCCAATCGCGTCGGTAGTCACTTGGAGGGTTCCATCGGAGGCGAACGACATGCCGTGGCGCAACACCGACCCGGCGGGCGGGGCGCCTGTGATGCTCGTCGTCCTAAGCTCCCCGGGTGCCGTGATCGGCACTCCGACCTGATAGGTGATCGTGCCGGTGGCGGTCATGGAGGCCGCACCAGCCGCGTCCCGATCAATGCCGTGCAGGAGTGTCATAGCAGAAGGAGGAGCGCTTCCTCATCGTCGCGCATCCTATTGAGCATGATTTCAGCCTGTCTATAGGCTTCTTCAGGGGCGCGGTAGACGAAGCGCTCGCTGATGAGCGCCTTGTAGGTGCCCTCCGCAGCGTCCGTCTCCGGCACGAAGCGCACATCGCGCTTCTCGAGCGTGATCTGCGGCGCGCGAATGACGGGCTGACCCTTCGCCTGCCTCTGGGACTTCGGTTCCTCTGCGACTTCCTTCGGCACCGAGTACATCCGCAGTAGCTGTAGCGCTTCGTCGGTGCTCGCCAGGAACATGCGACCGTCCGGCATGATGTAGCGGCGCCGGGCTACGCCTCGCGATGGAATGCCGCCCTGAACCTGTACCGGCTCTAAAGGCGTGACTACTACGCCTTCCTGCTGGAAGTTGAGTTGGAATGGCCCGGTTTGAAAGCCGCCGAACATTATCTCTTCGTCAATGTCGCCACAAGATCCAGCACGGCTTCTTTCCAAAAGGTCGCGGCGTGTTGCTGGTACTCCTGATTACGGGCTGCCAGCGCCGGATGCAGGCTTAACGGCACCGGGACAGCAGTGAAATCGCACGTGTAGCCGTCGTTGTGCGGGGCGTTCTGCTCGCGCCAGTTCTTGTCGAGATAGAGGAACCACATCTCGCTCACCGGTGGCCACTGGTGCGTGAGGTCTCCATAGGCACGGCAGGACGCCCAGTACGGCGTGATGATCGTGGCCTTTCCGTCCGGGACCAGAATGCGGTGCAACTCGTTCACAAAGATGATGCGCTCTGGCGCGGTGAGATGCTCTACGAAGTGGCTGCAGTGCACCTCCTCCACGGAGTTATCCTCCCATGGCCATCTCGGCATTCTCAGGTCGGCCACTTCATCAACGCCATCGAACCGGCGAATGTCAACGCCGATGAATCCGGGGCGCTTGTTCTTGCCGCAGCCAAGGTCTAGGCGTAGCGGCGTTGCAACTGGCTTCAGTTCAGCATTCACCACATCGTGTCCGTTTGGTAGTCATAGTGGCCGACACGGATTCCGCAATCTATTGCACAGCGGTATCCATATTTCCTGAAGTCGCCCCACGCATAGAGATCCTGCGTGGCTACGCCTTGGTGCTTCTCGGTCTTGAACCACGGCCGGCGCAACCGCGTGTCCTTGAACATGGACATGCGCCAGAGATTGAACCCCATGCCGGTCCCGCAGCACTCCACCAAGCCTCCGTTCGGGTCTGGAAGCTGCGGGCGGAAGTTGAGCACCGGGTCCCGAGGATCGCCCCATATCTGCGCCACGCCGCCCTCGCCCTTGGTGAAGTAGATCCCGCCGATGCAGGAGAACTCAGGGTGCGCCTCCATGCGCTCGACGAGTTTCACCACGCCATCCGGCGGAGGGGCGTTATCGTGCTCGATCGTGCAGATGTACTCCCACTGCGAAAGCTCAGGGTGCGCGAGGATCTGCTCGATGGCCGTGGTGTAGGCTTCTCCCACTTCCTGTCCGAGCGCGAGCAAGCGCACCACGCCGTTGTTCGGCGGGAAGTACAGGTTCCAGTGAGAGAGCGCTACCTTCGCTGGTATCAGGTCAGCGCTAGGCAGAATCACCGCCATGCGCTGGCGCTTCCACGAGCCGCCCCTGATGAGCCTCGCGCGCGTGCCGTCCGGGTCGGAGTTGTGCGCGCCGCCGAAATCCTGCATCACGAGTTGCGGCTTCATGCTCTCACCCATGCGATCACCGGGCCCGCTCCGGTGAAGTTCCCGCCCTCCCAGTCGTCGCCGACATAGGAGGTGATATTGGTGCGAGAGAAGATGCCGGGCACGCCGCTAGCCAGCGCGGAGTCCGTGGTGGATAGCTTTTGCGCCCCGTTCTGGAATAGCCGCAGCGCCGTTCCCTCGCATTCGATCTCGATGATGTCGCCGCTCGTAGCTGTGGCGGTTGTCGACGTGAGCACCGTGTCGGCGCCGTTCACAAGCTTTCCCAGCACCAGCGTATGCGTGCCTCCGCTCACGGCGTCCGAGTCGATGAGCGAGTAATAGCAATCGAAGTTCGGGTCCACGTCGGCTGATATCCGGACCGCGACCCCCGCGCCGTGTCCAGCGCCCTCGTTCGTCATCGTCTGGATCTTGGCGAGAGAGTAATTGTCGGTTGTGAAGCTGCCCGCGCCCACCCAGCGCGCAATGCCGTACAGGGAGAAGTGGCTCGCCCGGTATGTGACGCTAGACTCGATGACGATCGGCGATGAGCCGACGTTCGTCCAGTCCGTGCCGAGCGCGGCGCGGTTGAAGTTGTCGCTCGCAACCAGCGTCCTAGCCATTGACCCTCACGTCGTCCTCCCCTGGCGTGTAGCCTAGGAGATGCCGAAAGATGAGCGCGAGCACCTGCAGCCACGTCGATTGCAGCGTGAGGGGCGAGGTATCGACGCCTCGGCTCGTGAGTTTCAGATCCATCGCCTGCCGGCGCGCCGCAGGGATGTCTCCGACCGTGTGTGACTTTAGAAACGCTTTCACCTCTGCAAACGTGTCGATGGTGTCCGGGAGGTCGATGCCGAAGATGCGGTCCATCTCGGCATCTGCGTCCACGGCAGACCAGTCGTCTGATCGTGCGATGCACGCGCACCATGTAAATTTGGGCGTGCCGTCCTCGTTTGATGGAATGACCGCGCTGTAGGGCGCGAGGCCGTCGATCTTCGGCCGGTACGGATTTCGTACCACGCCGTTTGTTCCGTCTCCGACCACGGGGCAGATCATGAAGCGCAGGCCCATCCCTACGCTCTCCTGATGAGCTGGAAGTACGGACGGATATTGCTCGCCATGGCCGATATGCTCGCGAGACCGATGGAATCCTTGGTCATGACATTCGCGTTCGTCGTCCAGAATCCGAGTCCTGGCTGCAACTGGATCGAGGTGTTCGTGGCAACGCCCGGGAAGCCCGGCTGCGTGTTGGTCTGCGAGACACCGATCCAGCTCATCCCGAGGCTTGCGCCGACGAGGCCGGCCGGGCCGTTGTTGCTCGAGGTCGAGCTTTCGCCGAAGCCCACCCAATAAATCCCAGGAGAGAGAGAGCCGGCGAACGGCATGTCGTTGAAGCGCCAGCCGGTGAAGTTAGAGAGCAGGTTGCTGCTCACGTTGTACGTCCCGCTCGAGACGTTATAGGAGGTCGTGTAGACGCTATCAGTGGCACCCTCACGCGGGTAGGTGAGGTTGAAGGTCACCGTGTACTGCGAGCCTGCCGTGCCATTGCCGATTCGAGTCTGGAGCGTCCACGCACCCGAGGTCGAGGTGTAGGAGCCCAGGCTCATGGAGCTTGCGCCACCCATCTGCGTATAGAGGACTATGGCATCCGTGTGGAAGCGCGAGCCCGAGAACGTCGTATTCGCAGAGGTGCCGCCGAACGTCGTCGAGACGTGCGACATGGATTTCGCCATGCGCAGGAACGACGCCGATACCGGGAATGGCAGGACCACCGGGGCCACCCAGATCGTGCTGCCGCCGGGGTCGATCGTGGCCGAATGGTGGTCCATCGCGATGTTGTCGAAGTACGACGCCATCGCCATGCCGACGCTGATGGTCGATCCCGCAGTGCTGACCGTCACCCCGTTGAAGCCTACGAGGCTCGAGGTCGGCGGCGCGCTGATGACGATCTGGCTCGCATTGGTCCCTGAGAGCGTGAGGTTCAGGCCCGAGAGTCCGATGGTCGAGCCCGTCGCCGTGGTGTTCCCCGCCGTATTCGCGCCCAGCAGGTTGATCGCGTTCTGCTCGGCCGCGGCGCCCGGAGCCGCCACCGAGAGCGAGAGATTCAGCCCGACGCTGTTCTGAGTGATCGATCCTGAGATGTTCGCGCCGTTGAACGTCGTTCCGGTCCCCGCATAGCCCGCAGCGTTCAGGCTCAGGCCGGATGAGTTCACCGTCCACGTTACGTTCGTCTGCGCGGTGTTCAGACCGATGGCGTCGGTCGAGGCGCGCGCGGTGGTGAGAGCCGTCGTAAGGAAGGCGGGCACGCCAAGAGACAGGCCGACCGTGTTGTGCGTCCCTACGATCGCCGTTCCCGCCGTGGTCGTGCTGGTGAAGCCCGTCCCAGCATAGCCGCCCGCGTTCAGGCTGATGCCGCTCGAATTCACCGTCCAGGTGACGTTGGTCTGGGCGCTGTTCAGCCCAACGGCATCCGTCGATCCGCGGGCAGTCGTCAGCCACTTTGGGTAGAGGATGGATACGCCATCGGTGTTCACCGTGAGCGCGAGGTCGGTCCCGGCAACGGTCCCGACGCTCTCGCCCACGCCCGCGTAATTGGTCGACACGCTCGCCGTGACCGTGGAGCCAGCGGTGCCGAAGGTCACGCCGTTCAGGTTGCTGAACGAGTACTGACTGTGCGAGTGGGTCGACTGGCTGTAGCTTCCGGTGACGGTCGAGCCGTTGGTACCCCACGCGAGACCGTTGGAATCACTCAGCACGAATGCCGTGTGCGGGTGCGTGGACTGCGTGTAGCTCCCTGTGATCGTGGAGCCGTTCAGGCCGAACGCGAGGCCGTTCAGATCCGCGAAGACGACGCTGCCGATATTTCCGCTGGTGGTGCCGGCGCTGAAGTTGATCGGCGAGGGCGCGCCGGCCGGGGCTGCTGCGGTGATGAAGCCGTCCGCTGAGAGCCCGAAGGTGATGCCGCCGCCGTTTGCGAACGCTCCTGAAATCTCGCTCCCGAGCGCATTCAGCGTGATCGCGTGGCTAGAGTTCCAGTGCTTGGGCTGGATCTCGAAGCTCGGATCGTCCGGCGTCGTGGCCGACAGTACGTGAGAGGCGGTGATACCCATGATTAAAAGAAAAAGTGCGAGCGAGCGCAGCACATTAATGCCTCGTCGCAGGCCGAACGCCAGTGATGTTCCCCTGTTTGTCGCGCACGACTTCCTTCGGTGCACTGTGAGCCTCCGCGAGATCCTTCATCGCCTGCGCGAGTTGCGCCATCGCTGCGTCGTGCTTCTGCACGTCCTGCTTTCGGCTGGGCTTCTCGGCCTGCTTCTCGAGTTCCTTGTCCTTGTTCACGGAGTCCGCGATGAGCTTCTGGCTCTGAAGCTCCTTATCCTTGCCGGCCTCGAACTGCGCCATGTCGGATTCGTGCCCGGCCTCGAACACCTTCATTGCCGCATCGGCCTTGATCCGCATTTCTTCCTTCTGAATTTCAGCCGCCGAATTGATCTGCGCCACAGCGATCGAAGTTGCCTGTTGGATTCGCGCCACGCTGTCAGCGTTCATCAGCTCCATCTGCTTCACGCGCTCAGCGGACTGCAACTCGGCGGCGCTGGTCTGCTGTGCCATCTGCGCCTTGATGAGTTCCGGCGGAGGGGATGGCTGCGGCGGCGGGTTATTCTGTCCAGGCGGCGTGAAGAACTCCCCCTCCTGCTTATAGCCCGCAGTCTCCTGCAAGCGCTTCGCAGAGTTGTAGAGGTTCTGGTCCTGGACCATGTGGGACTTGCCGGCCATCAGCAATTCCTTCTGCACGCCCATGATCTGACCGAGGTGCGCGGCCTGCGCCGCCTTGTCGTTCGTGCCGAGGCCCACGTTCACCGTCATGTCCCACTGCGTCTTCCACTCGCGCGGGTCGACGTTCACCCATTCGCCCTTCAGCCGCATCGAGATCGGCTTTCCGGCGCGGGTCTTCTTCAGGAGATGCTTGATCCCCTGCATGAGATCCTTCACGCCGGTCTCGGCGAACATGCGTGCTATCAGCTTCGCGCGCTTCGCCGAAGCCGACGAGATGATCGAGATCCCGGTCGCGGTCTTGTTCAGCGCGTTCGCATCCAGGCCCTGCGAATAGCGCGTGAACCCGGTGCGGTTTTCCTTGGCGGCGTCCTCATACTCGAGCATCGGAAACGCCTGCTGCCCGACGAAGCGATGCTCCATCATCGCCATCGCCATGTTCGGGTTCGTCTTGAATCTGACGACTCCTCCTGGTCGTGAGACCAGGAGGTCGTCAAGATTCACCATGCTCTCCATGACCCCGGTGCGTGGCTGTAGCGCGAGGTAGAGCGAGTCGATCATGCCGCGCTTGATGATTGTTTTAACCTTCTGCGACATCATCGAGTTGTCCGCCGCCGAGAGCCCGAAGAACCGATACGGCATCGGTGTCGGGCAGATCGCGGCGAACGGGACGTGATCGGCATAATCGTCCTCGTAGATCGTTTTCCCGATCTTCACGATGCGGCGGCGTTCGGCGAGTCCGTCTCCGTCTCGGTCCACGAGCGCGGATACTTCGCTCACCAGGAGGAGCTTCTGCGATGGGTCGGAGTTATCGGGCTCTCCGGGGAAGGCTTCCTCGGCGAACCTGCGCCTCGCGATGTATTCTGGGGAGAACGTGTTGGAGATGTCGCTCGATTCGTCCGGGTCCACGTCGATCCCCATCGAGCGGATGGTGGAGACTGTGAGCGGGCGCACGTGCTCGAAGAAGCGCACTTCGCGCAGCGAGATCGAGTTGTGATCGACGCAGACGCGAAACTCCTCGCTCGGCACGCCGACCACGCATATCTTCCCGTTCTGGTCCACGATCTTTACCTGAACGTCGTGGAGCGACTGGCCCTGCATCATTGGGTCGGGCGCGGCGCTGTGCTGGAGCACCGTGACGCCTGTCTGGTTCACGAGCATCTGAAATTCGACTTCGTTCAGAGCGTCGTAGCGCTCGAAGCTAGGAGTAGCGTACTGATCGTGGTAGTACTTCCAGATGCCGACCTTTTCAAGCAACGCGGCCTTAAAGCTCTCATACAGCAACAGAGCCCCATTGTTCTGCCGGTAAAACACATAATTAACCGCCGCCGTGGCCTGCTCAGCCGCTTTCGTGTCCTCCTGCCCTTCCGGCTCGAACTTCACCACGTCATCCGATGAGAGGAACACATCCAGAAGGTCAGGAAGCATTCCGTCCACGGTGTCGCGCACGTCGGTTTCCACGACATCGGAGCGGCCCTCGGGGGCCTGCACCTCGATCTGGCCGTGGTAGTAGTTCAGCGCCATCTCGCGTTCGCGCGAGAGATCGCCCGCGTGGAATCCGAGCGCCTGGCCCTCCTCGTTGTCGATCCAGCTCACCAGATCGGCATCGGACATCTCAGCCATTAGAGGTTCTCGATCTTTCGCATGCCAAGCGATAGTAAAAAGTGTGCTGTTGGTCCGATTTCTGGAGCGGTGCCGCACAAACCCACGGCTATTTCTCCGTTCCCTTGGTCGATCACCCAGGCGAGGTTATGCGCGTCGCCATACTTTCCAGCCTCGACAGAATTAGCCAACTCGCGCAACATGCGCGGAACATCGGTAATGTCGCGCTCAGGGAACTGCAGGAGTTCTGCTGCCATTACGGCGCCGCTCCGTTGCCCTGCCATGGCCCTTTGCAATTCACGACGTGCAGGTGATAAGCCGGCTTCACGCCGCACTTCGGGCACATCTGGCGAGGCCCGTTCGGGTTTAGGTGCAGAGTTTCCTTCTTGGGCTGGCCCTCCTCGATGCTCTGTATGAGCCCGGTGACAAGCTCGCGCAGTACCTTCACTTCGTTCTCGAGGGTGGTAACGCGGACCTGCAGTTGCATGCTCATGGCCCCTCCCCTTCTAACTCAACTGGCTTTCCTGCCTTCACTTCTTCCTCGTGGAGCCATGAGAAGAATTCGTGGTTGTCTGATGTCGGCTCTGGCTCCTTTACGAGCTTCTTACCTTGCAGGAACTCACTCTCGAAGTATCTCCATATGGTGCGCTCGGCCAAGCCTTCTGGCATCTGAAACTGTCCCCATGCAGTGACGTAGAAGTTCAGAGAATTTTTCTCGAATTTCACCGCAGGCCTACCCTCGGGTAATTGAGCTTTTCCTTGAAGCGCCCACCCCCAGCGTCTTCCATCCTGGCGTAGAGCGCCGCGTATTGCGTGGCATCGGCCGGGTGGCTGTACTCGTCCTTCTCCGGCGTGTCCTTGAAGCGCTCGAACCCGACCTGCACGCGCTTGTAGTGGTACTTCCCGAGAAATCCCTTGCGCACGCGCTCGCACTTCGGGTCCACCAGCAGCGCCGGCTGCCCATCCACCATGCGCCCCAGGTAGTGGCGCACCGCCTCGAGCCTGCCCATCAGCCTGTTCGTATGCGCCGGCACCGCGACAATTGCGTGATCCGCGAGCACATCGAAGGCGCTTCGCTCGTCGGACTCCTTCGCCATCCCCGCAGGGTCGCCTACGAAAATGATCTCCTTCCCCCGGTAATTCAGCGCAATGTGCGGCTTCAGGATGTCCTCGGCGAACGCCCCGACGCCGATGTCCCAGCCGTACAACTCATCGAAAATCCTGAACTGTCCGCGCGGCGTGATCTGTGTGAACACCGCCGCAGGCTCGCGCCCATAGTCCAGCCCGACGATGATCGGCAGACCCGTGAGCGGCTCGAGCGGTTTCTTCGAGCTGTGCGCGTCGTCCGAATACTCCGGGTACACCGGGCGCCCATCCACGAACGTGCCGTACTCGTTGGCGAGGAACACCTTGATCCACTCGCGGCGCTTTCCATGCACCATGCGCGTGTAGTACTCGGGCGGCAGGTTCGCGATGTTCTCGGCGTCCGGATTCACCCTCCAGCCATCGCCATCAGGCAGCACCCCGGGCGGCTGATCAAAGAACTCATAGCCCGGCGGCCGGTCCACCTCCGCGAGCTTGTAGTACCAGTGATCCGTGTCCGGGGCGTTCGTGTCCATAATCACGCCCGTCCAGGTCGGCCCGCCATACTTCATCGGCGGATAACGCCCGACACGCTGCGTCACCATGTCGAACACCTCGCGCGCCATCTCGGAGGCCTCGTTCAGCCACGCCCAGGTGAGCTCGAGCGATCTCAGCTTCCCCGTCTCCTCCGGCCGGTCGATCGCGATGAACATCACCTCCAGATCCAGCGTCGTGCCATCGGGCAGCGGGAGCCTCCCCCGCGCACTGATCGGGGTGTCCCACCTCATCTCCATGAACGGCAGCCACTCCTGGAACGTCTTGATGGTCGTCGACTTCAGCTCGCCGTAGACATTCCGCAGGATCGCTCCACGCACCCTGCGGACGCCGCCATGGGCCTTCTGCCTTCGCGAACGGGTAAACGCCTCCATCACGCAGGCGCTCGTCTTTGAGCTCCCGACCGGCCCACGCAATCCCCTCACGAACGTATTGCTGCGGTGAAACGCCGCGACAACCGGACCTGCGGGCTCGTACCTGAGTACCCCATCCGCTTGTTCTTTTTTCGGCTGGTGGGCGAGCGCGGGAGATGTCATTCGATCAGCGGCGTCGCCCCCTGATGCTCAATCACCGCGGCTTCAGCAAAATCATCGTCATGCAGAGGCGCAATGTAAAAGTTGTACGTCACCCCTCCACCACCACCCTCCTGCTTCACCCCGTACAACGCCGGACACCGCCTCTCAAAATCCATCCGCGTGTACTTGCACTTCCGGTCAGCCTTCAAAAACTGCAACTTTGTCTTGGCGCCCTCCATCTCAGCATCAGCATCGGCCATCCTCTTCGCCATCGCCCGCGCCACCAACTGCCTGTACTCCTCCCCACCCCCTACATACGCAAACATCCACTGATAAATCTGGTCACGATTCCTCCCCCTCTCAGCCGCCAATACCTGCACCGACTCACCATCCAAATAGCGCCGCACAATCTCCGGCATCACCTCAATCGGCAGGTTCTCAGGCTTCATCTACAAGCGCCAGGCGCGGCCGCTTTCAAAATTCCTACCCGCAGCTTCTTCGCCCAACGCAGCAGCCACCATTCGGGAGGAGACGCACGTAGCCGCATGAGAGCTGTCTACGCACTACCCCAAAGAGATGCAAATATGCGCACCTACACTTCGCGTAAGAGGTACTCCCGGAGCCGCAGCCACACCCCCGCCGATGGGAACCCACGGCGTTTTGTCGCGACCGGCAGGAAATCGGACCTCCCCACCCCCTTCACGTGAGCTTATCTAATGCGTGTTGCAATGATCATTATGTTAAATGGAGTGCTTGACCATTGATAACACAGAGCTATTTGGCTTGAGACAATCTAATCTGCCTACCTGCTACTACCGGTAGTGGCTGGCGCCTGGATCTGAGCACGCTCGAGCTGTCGATCGTGGGCTTATCAGATATGGCAGATTGTTAGACGCGCGCACACGCGCGATGCCGTACGCGGTCGCGTCGCGGTCTTTGATTTACTGCCGAGCGCTGTTAGGTTTTGGTGTTGCCCTAACTGAACTGCCCTAACTGCCCTAACTCCTCCCCTGTTATACAGGGGGAGAGTAGTTAGGGCGGCCAGTTGGAGCAGTTTGGGCGCAGTTAGTGCGCTAGTTAGGGCGTGAGTTCGGGCGGCTTGGGGTGCTTCTTAAGGCGCTTTTGTGCTCGGTAGATTGTGCTGAGGGCGATGCCTGTCTTGCGTGCGGCTGCGTAGGGAGTGAGGCCCCTGGCGATGAGCTTTAGGGCCTTGTCGACGGCTGAGGACTGGCGGGCGGACATTACAGACACCATGTCCGCTTGGAAAGCTCCTGTCTTATCAAGCTGCCCCAATCGCTGCGGTTGCGCAGCTCACCGCCAATGATCGGGGATGGAATGTTCCAGGCGCGGCCTTGCTGGTAGTCCTCAACCGAGGGGACCTTGATGCCGTCGAAGTGATAGCGCTGCGTCACGGTGCGGATGGCGCCAGCAATGGCCGAATCGCTGTATTCGCGATTGGCGAAGATGTATTTCGCATCGCCAAAAGCGTCCGTCCAAGCGTGATCTTTGCGGTAATCGTATGAATCTGTCATGCCGTCGAAGTCGCCGGACTTATAACGCTGGATGATGGCATCGACTTGGCTCGAGGTAGGGCCGTCTATCCATTCGACGCGCATATCATCGCCCATAGAGAAACGGCTGGTTTTGACGCTGAACCGGGCTTTCTGGGCTTCATACTTCGCGGCTTGGGCTTGGTAATCCATCTTTGTCTCCTTGGTGAACGTGGAGACACTATGTAGCATGATGCTACATAAGTCAAGCACTATTTATCGACTATTTGCAGCCCGTAGACCGGATTGCGGCTGTTCGTCATGCCGACCTTGGCGCGCTGCAGCCTGCCCTCGAGCATCAGGGAGCGCATGGCTTCGGCAAGCTCGCGCTTGCTGAAGCTCTCGGCGAGCTTGTACTCGGTCATGGCTTTGGGTAGGTAGCGGGGGCTGGTGGTGCCGTCGGTCGCGGTCACGCCCATCGCTGCCAGACGCTCCAGGGCCTTCAGGACCGCTCGCTCGGCAGCTTGGCCCTTCAGGTGCCCCACGATGCCGCCTGCGGCCTCCACAGCCTCGGGAACCAGCACTCCATCGCGATAGTTGAACTTCCTCCAGTCCTTGGTCGAGTAATTGGACTTTCGGCGGGCCAGATAGCGCACATCGTCGTTCGGGGCCTCATCGACGTCGGCCTTCTCGCCGGGGAGCTTGGCGCCAAGATACAGGCGCGTCCGGGCCGTATTCTCCCATGCACTCGAGCCCGAGAATTCGCTCCCAGCCGATCGGGCTGGATGGGCTAGCAGCATGATTGCCCTGCCTGGAAGAACCCCTGCAAGCGCATTAAGGAACGCCGTGACGGCGTGCCGGTCGTTCTCGTTGCCTCCGTAGAGCTGCGCCACGTTGTCGAGCACCACGACCTCGGCATCTAAATCTGCTGCCTGCTCGCCAAGCTCGGCCAGAAGCGGCGCGAAGGTGAGCTTGCCGAACTCGGTGCTCACGAGCGCGTTTTCCAGGCCATGGCGAGGCACGATCACCAGGTTCTCGGTGAATGCTTCCAGACCCGTGCCGAGCCAAGCGCTGATAGACACCTGCCGGCGCCACAGCTCATCGTGGTCATCCTCGCAGGCCCACATCAGCACCTTAAGCGGCTCAGGCACGCTCGCCACGAACTCGCAACCGAGCGCAAGGCATGACCCAAGCTGCTGCGAAAATAGCGTCTTACCTATTCCACCAGGGCCGACCAACAGCGTCGTATGCCCGAACCCGAACCAGCCCTGCATCGCCCAGCGCCGCGGCGGGGGCTCTCGGGTGGCAAGATCGGACCAGTCAAGCGGATTGCGCTTAGGTGACGCATGCTGCGTCGCATCTCCATTAGACTTTCTGAGCGGCTTCACATTCGAATACTCAGGAGGCCACGGCGGCTCTTCCATGAAAGGATCGCTCACGCCGTAGCCTCGGGCTCATCGAATCTCGAGCGCTTCGCCTTCAACTGCGCGAGCACGAGCTTCAGCGACTCCACCGCGATCAGCGCATGGTTTGCCGCTTGGTAGTGCGTCTGGATCGCGCCCTCGAGCTGCGCAATCAGCTTCTCGCGCTCCGTGAGCCCATCGAAATGATTCACCGGAGAACCTTGATCTTCCCGTTGAGGTGTTTCCCGACCGTGGCGACCGACACCCCGAGTTCGGCCTTGATCTCCTTGCGCGAGAGCCCTTTCGCATGAAGATCCCCTATCTTTCCGTTAAGCTCGCGTGCGTGCTCTATAGTCCTGCGACCCGGGTTCCCATTGTGATGATCCGCTCGGCCATATACCGTGCGAACCCCGAGCTTGCAGAGAACACGAAACGCCGCTCGCAGTGCCTCGCTACTCATATATAGCTTCTAACGAAAGGCGCAAAGCGACGCAAACAAAGCGACTTCCGCGCGCAGGTACTCATTCGTTGGGCAGCAACGCTATGGCCGACTCGACATTCCAGCACCATCCTGCAAGCCCTCCTGCCGAGCGGATTGCGTGAATGCGCTGGCGCTGCGCATCTCGCAGCAGCCTCACATCCGCCGAGCGCTTCACCTCGATCTCGACATAGCGCCCATCGAGCAGGTACACCGTGAGGTCGAGCTTCCCCTTCGAGCCCACGCGGATGAACCGATTGCCATCCTGAAATACGCCCGACTGATTGCGCTCGACGCGCGCCACTCTCTTATCCAGGCGCAGCGCATCAACGACCAGCTTCAGAACGTGCTTCTCGAGGGGCCTGCCGTCAGCTCCGGGAGAGCTGCGCTTACGTAGGGGCTTTAAGAGTGCTGCGGGCTTCGGAGGGGGAGGCTTGTCGAGCGCAGCCGCATAGAACGAAAGAGTGAGGTGATGCGCTTCCATCTGCTCGCGGAGGGATAGGCGCCCTCTTCTTTTCATGCGTGCCTCCGATCGGAATCATCAGGATTGCTACGTGCGCTTCGAGCAGATGCAGGAATAAAAGGCCCCCGCGGTGGCGGGGGCAAAACGCCGGTCCCATTCGGGGAGGTTGGAGCAGCTCGGGACCGGCGGTTGATGATGGTTGTTCATGCGACGCGCGCTTCTTCGCGAGTTTGGATGGCCGCTCTAAATGCCGCCTCGGCCTCCGCTTGCGTAGAGAACCTGCCGATGTACTTGCGCCCGAGCTGTACTTGATACGGCTTTTGTTTGCGCTCTTTTACGAAGGTCCAGCCGCGCGATGACATTGTCCGCGCCAACTGCCCGATGCGCACAACCTCGTTCTGCCACTCTGAGAATGCTCTACGGAAGTCCCTGCAGTTCTCGAGGTTCGTGCATACATATACGTTCCCAGTTTCGTATGGACCGCTGTCGCCCTTGCGGGCCATGCAATAGCGGTCTCGTCCGCGCCCGCGCCGATTCCAGTTGCCAGATGCGTCCCAGATGGCTACCCATTCCTCGTACGTGAGGTTCCACGCGATGCCGCGCTGTTTTGCAGATCGGCGATTCGCCGTAAAGGCTTGACGGCGGGTCACGGCACCTTCTTTGCCGATCCGTTACCGTTGACCTTGAAGTAAGGCGCCAGAGCGTCTTGTTTGGCTTCGTCGTCGGCTTTCAGCCGCCCTCGGCTCAGGTTCGCAGCGATAAGTTGCCACTTAGACGGGATGCGCCGCTTCTTCCACACATTGACGCTTTGCCTTTCCAATCCAAGGGCTTGCGCGGCCTTGGATTGCCCGCCCCAATGGGCAATTAGTTCCTTGTAATTCATGAGTCACGCAGTATCCGCCTAGCGTTACGAGATTGTCAACGGCTGCATACGCGAGCGAGGTTGGACGGAGGGATAGACAAACCCATTAGAGCCGTGTAAACATGCGTATACCTTAGCGTCAACACCACGGGGGAAACCATGAACGAGTTCAAAGCACGACTACAGGAGGCTGCGAAATACGCCGGCATCGAACAGCATCAAGCCGGCATCGCATCTTCATTAAATCTCAGCCGGCAGACTGTGAATCGCTGGTTCCACGGATGGGAGCCGAACGCGAAGATGCTCCTGCATATCGCTCGATGCTGGAGTGTCGATGCGCAGTGGCTCAAAGACGGGACTGGCACCATGCTGCAGACGCCATCGCCCGATGGGCTCTCAGCCGAAGAGCGCGATCTCGTGAAGGATTACCGCAGCGCAACACCCAAGGTGCGCGAATTTATCCGCACGACGGCGCGGGCAGTGCGCAAGTCCGTCGTGATGATCGCCGCCGTCATCCCTCCGCTGCTCGTGCCATCGCCAACAGACGCGCGAGTTTTACATAATCAAAATTTCATGCCGAATTCGAGCGGAATACTGATTGCATTGCGACGCCTGCGCGCGTGGCTGCAACGTGCTAACCCGCTGTTTGTAGCACGCCTCAACTTGGGACTGTAGGGACAGCAACACCGCAGTGCATGGCGTTTAATGTAGCTATGGCGCCCGATACTGGGGGGTTGGTCGCCCAGATCCTCAATGACGCATGGATGGTGCGCAATTACTCGCGTAACCGCATGCGCCGAGAGCAGGCGATTCTGAAGCTCTGGCTCACCGCCCGCGAAGTGTTCAACAAATCCACGGAAGCGCAAGACCGCGAAGCGCTCCTCACCGCGCTCGTTGACGGCCTGCGCCCTCATGATGAGCGCCCCTTCTAGTTTTTTTTACTCTGTGCGTATGCAGATGTTGACACCGGCGTATCTTGTGGCGGACAATTCCCCCATGCTCCCCGAACGCCTCGAAGTGTTCCAGCGCCGCCGCGAGGATGAGGCTGCGTCTGGTGCGGTGCTACTCACGAAGTTGCTGCTGGTGCTCCTGTGCGCCGCAGTGCTGATCGACTGGATCGCGCGGTGAGCGAGTCGAAGCGTTGCTCAGACTGCAAGCACTACAGCGCGCCCAAGTTCGGCGGTACGACGCTGTGGCTGGCTGGATGCAAGCACAAGAACAACCGCAGCTTAGTGGACGGAAGTTTCGGTCGAAGAGCGCCTGCTGATTTGCGTTATAGCTTGGCGAAGAAAGACTGCGGCGAGGCCGGACTCTGGTGGGAGCCTGTCGCATGAAGATCCTGCGCACGTTCCGCTATCGCACGGCTGCAGAGAGCCGCGCGCCAGGATATTTAGCGCGCCGCATGAAAGCCTACGCGCGTCTTCTCAGGATGCGCGAGCGCCATCAGGTCATTCCAATCAAAGGAGTTAAGCATGGTTAACGAAGACATTCCGCTGATTGCCCAGGGCATGACCGCTTCGTACAAGGCCGGCATGGAGAGCGAGCGGCGCATGCTCACGCAGGACATTCTGCTGCCGATCTTCAGGGCGCTGGAGATGGCCGAGCGCGACCCGCAGGCGAAGATCCCGAGCGTGCTGATGGCGGCGATAGTTTCGGCGCGGGCGAAGTTCAAGTGAGCCGCTATATCGTGCGCGTAGTCGGGCCAAGCGGTATGTGCAGCTATCTCGCGCACGGGCATGAGGTCGAAATGCAGGATGCGGCTACTCACTACGCGCACCCGAGCGCTGCGTGGCGTGCGGCTGCGTCGTATAACGTGAAATCCAAGAGGCTCTGGCCATGCCCTCCGATTACCGACGTGCTCGACACGCGCGACCCGGAGCGCAGGGTATGAGCAAGTCCCCGTCCCTCGCCATCCTGCGCGCAGAGCTGAAGGCCGCGAAGGACCTTAATGCTGAGTTGGTGGATTATCTGGAGCGGGTTGTCGATCACGCTCTCGCTTCTTCCAAGAGCGGCACTCCATACTATAGGCCGGTTCTGTTAGCTGGAGCCGCAAGGGTAATCGCCAAGGCCAAGGGGCATCCGTGAGCGCCCCCGAAGGATTCGATGGCGTCTACCCATGCCGCCAGCATCCGGAGCGCGAGGCCACGCCGCCCATCGCCCTGCGTCTATGCCAGGAGTGCCACGAAGACGCGAAGCGCAATTACGCCGAGCAGCACGAGCGCGAGTATCCATTCCGCTTCCAGGATGAGCAGTCCCCGGACGGGCGCTATATCTACAAGGAAATGCGCGGCTATTACAAGCCGAGGAGAGAGGAGATATGAGTTCTGCTCTGGATACGACGAAGATTATGTGCAGCGAGCGCCGCTGCCTCTGGCGTGGAACGGAAGATCAGGTTCTCAAAGCGCCCAGTCCGTTTGAACCCGATGTGGAGTGCTGGGGTTGCCCGGACTGCAAGGAAATAAACACGATGGTCGGCGTATGCGACGAGCCTGGATGCTGGCAGGAAACCTCGTGCGGCACGCCAACGAAAGACGGCGGCTACCGCAGGACGTGCGGCAAGCACAGGCCGGAGGAATAAATGGCGCGCACCCTGAATAACAGAGAGGTATCCGAATGACCACCACCGCACTCGTCCCCATCAGCGACCTCGAGCGCATGGCAATCGCATTCGCCAAGTCGGGCATGTTCGGAGCTAAGACACCGGACCAAGCGATGGCGCTCCTGCTCCTCGCTCAGGCCGAAGGCGTACACCCCGCCATTGCCATGCGCGACTTCGACGTGATCCAAGGCAAGCCATCGAAGAAATCCGAGGCGATGCATCGCGCATTCCTCGCCGCCGGCGGTACGGTGGAATGGCACAAGTACGCCGACGACGGTGCTGAGGCCACGTTCTCGCACCCGCAGGGCGGCACCATCCGCATATCGTGGGATGCCGAGCGCGCTAAGAGGGCTGGCCTTAGCCAGAAGGAGATGTACGGCAAGTTCGCTCGGCAGATGTATGGGGCCCGCGTGATTTCTGAGGGTGTGCGCAAGGTGTATCCGGCTGCAACGAGCGGACTGTATGTGCCGGAAGAAGTGCGCACGTTCAAGGCGCCGAAGGACATGGGCGTCGCTGATGTCGTGGTCGATAGCGAAGTGCTGAAGGTCTCGCCCGAGCAGATCGCTGCCATCGAGGCCACGCTGAAGGAGACCGGCTTCGACAGGGCCGCGTTTCTCGAGTTCGCCGGGATAGCGGAAATCAGCGAGCTTGCGGCGTCCGATGCGCCCAAGGCCGTAGAGTGGATCAAGCGGCAAAAGAAAGCAGCATGAGCGCCATTACCTTCGGCTGTGGCTTGATAGGCACTCATGACTGAAATTGTGAGGACTCGATGAGCGTCAAGCGCAACGGAATCGGCCAGATCAAGCGAGAGAAGCCGAACAGGGACTACCGCCGCGCGCACTTCATCGGAGCTGCGCGTCTTGTCCAAACAGGCCGGCCGCTCGACAGCTTCAGGGGGAAAGTTCTTATGGCGCTGAAAAGGTACTTCGCATGAGTCACGCCAAATGCACGGATGCAGGCGCACTTGCCGAGAAGTACCGAGCGGCGGCCTACATGATCGAGGGCGGAGAGTATTTCTATGCCTGCAACGCCTTGGAGGCGGCCGGACTTACTTGCTCTCCGTTCTCGGCCATGTTTAGGCCCACCCTGAAGGAGATCAATGAGTACGTTCCACTGCCTAGTGGCGAGCGGTGGTACGCGACAGATATAGGCGGCGCGTGGGGCTTCTTCTTGGACGAAGGAACTCCGGGCGGTCGCGCTCTCGCCCTGCGCTTCATGGCCGCGATGGCAGAGGACGGTTATGTCCGATAAATGCGCCTCGCACAGCTACTCGACGGAGGATGTCCTGAAGGACGCGCTGAATTACATCCTGCACGTCGGCTCGAACTGGACCGAACGCGGCGAACCGCACCCGCAAGAGTGGCTGGTGAAGCGGCTGCAGGAGTGCATTAAGAGTTCCCATAGGCCGGACGGCGGACTTAGGTATCTCGGCACGTTCCTAGGTTTCAAGGTCTACGAAGATCCATCTCTGAAAGAAGGCGAATTCAGGCTCAACCACGATGCGCAAATCACCAACGAGATGCTGGAGCTAGAAAAGCGTCTGTTTGCCACAAGCGGCGAAGTTGACCCTAAAGTAGCGAAGTGGGCCGACCTTTACGACAAGGCGAATCGGTGAGGTACAAACAACGCCAGGACGGCGAAGGGTTCGATGTGCCAAGTGGCAAGATCTACCGGATCGCATGCTGCGATTGTGGGCTCGTTCATGACTTCGTGTTCGTGGCTGGCAAGGGTGTCGTCGGAGTAGCTGCGCGCAGGAACAAACGTGCAACAGCCGCTCTAAGGAGAAGGCCGCATGTCAAATAGCACGCTTACCCCACCTTGCGGAGTAAATATGCACGTTGACGTACTGGACTTTGGCTATGTGAAGGCCGTCGAGGGCTGGGGGCGTGACGAGAGCATCATCGAAGCCGCGCGCATGTCCACCGGCAAGGGCTTCCAGGGCTGGGACAGCGACGCGAAGCTGCTCGCCTACCTCTACAACAACAAGCACGCCACGCCGTTCGAGATGGCCGGGGTAATCATCGAAGTGAAAGCGCCCATCTTTGTGTTCCGGGAATGGCACCGGCACCGCACACAGAGCTACAACGAGATGAGCGCGCGCTACATCCCGCTGCCGGATCAGAACTACCAGCCTGGCGCCGTTGCGATCCTTGAACGCATAGCGGCTGCGGGCACGAACAAGCAGGCTCGTGGGACCACCGATCAGGTTCCGGACGAGTGGGAAGTTACGACGTGGCTGAAGGCGCTGGACGAGGCGTACAAGCACGCCCAGGCGGTCTACGAAAGCGGCCTGTCCATGGGCATCCCCAAGGAGATCGCACGCCTGCCGGTCCCTGTGGCGCGCTACAGCCGCATGCGGGCGAGCGCGAACCTGCGGAACTGGCTGGCCTTCCTGACGCTGCGCATGGCACCGGCCGCGCAGTGGGAGATCCGGCAATACGCGAACGCGGTCGGCCAGATCATCGCGGGCTACTTCCCGCGGACGTGGGAGCTGTTCGAAGCGGAGAGGGCCAATGCCGGCAAATGACATTCAGCACGGTGGCGACCACTACAAGGGCAAGAAGATCGAGCCGTGGGATTACATCATCGCCAACGGCCTCGGGTTCCTCGAAGGCACGGCGATCAAGTACATCACCCGCTGGCGCGACAAGGGCGGCCTCGTGGACCTGATGAAGGCCAGGCACTACATCGAGAAGCTGATCGAGGTTGAAATTGAGAGGCAGAAATGAGCCCCACATCGCGCTCCGTGCCATTAAGCCGCACCGAGGCAATGTCGCGGCTCGTGGAGTACCCAAACCTCCAGGCGATGATGCAGGGCTGCGTATCGGGGCAAAGCACCGAATGGCCGCTGCTGCGCGCCGAGCTGTGCCGGCTCCTCGCCACGCACGACGCAGATATTGCCTCTCTATCGGAGAAGCCTGCCACTAACCAGGAGTTCCACCAATGGCTAGAAAGCTACAAGCCGGGCGTCGTGTTCGATCACGGCGATATGGCAGCGTGCTGGCACGCCGCGCAAAGATCGAGCGCGAAGTGAGCGCCGCCCTGGCCGAGGCCGTGCGCCGCACGAAACATCTCGTGGACGCCGAGAAGGGACGCGAGCTTTACAACCCCGATCCTCGCACCGCGCACTACTTCATCTTCCCGCCGGAGCGCGAATGACCTCGCCAACCGATAAGCGCAGTGAACTAACGCGCGAGCAGATCGAGGCGTTCCGCAAAGAGCACCTGATGCACGGCCATGCGGATGGCTTGGCGCCGCGGCTTGAACCGTGGGCCGTCGAGGAGAATCGCGTGCTCAACGCGCTGTGCGACGGTGCTATTGCCGCCCTATCTGCCGAACGTGCCACTGATTACGGGCATGGCTTCGGCGGCATGCTTGAATCAGTCGGGCCTGCATCCTCCGATGGGTCGACCAGTACAACTAGCGAGCGGGCAGCGGGTAGCGCAGCACGGCCCCATGACGACGAGAACGCGCACCGTGAGCAAGTATCGTCAACCCTGTCTGAATGGCCGCATGGAAAGGCGACGCTGGCGGCAGCGAGCCCGCTGCCTACATACGACGAGAACCCTCCGCAAGGCGGCCGTAGCGCCGGCTTCCTGCTGTACTGCCACGTTTACGAGGCACGGTGGGCGGCCCTCAAAACGGCTGAGTATTGCCCGCAGTGGAACGCCATCTCGCCCGAGGTCAAGCAGCGGTGGGAAGAACTCGCCGGCAACATCGCGACCGAGGTAGCGCGCAAGTCAACCGCGTCCGCAAAGCCTGCCACTAATGCGATCCCCGATGAGTTGTTCGACGGCTATGCGGTCTGGCGGGCTCTCGGCGAGAACAGCGGCGTGAGCCCGCGCAACGTCTCTGCCGTGCTCGATGCCGTGGTGCGGCTCATCAGGTCTGGTAAATGATCCTTACCTGGAATTGCAGGTTCTGCATGTTGGCGAACGACAACAACAACGGGCCTTGCCATAGATGCGGCGGCCACACAGAAATGAAAATGGTTAACGGTCGCTGGAAGGAAGTCACGATCAAAGAACCGAATCGCGGCGACCAAATCAGCAAGACAGAGGGTCGCGCCCCATGAGCCGCGTGCAAGAGACCGTGGATAAGTGGAACCAAGCCAACCCGGTAGGAACCGATGTCGATGTCACCGACGATTTAGGGCAAGTCACCGGCACCAGGACGCGCAGCGAGGCGTGGGTGCTCGGCGGGCATACCGCCGTCGTGCAGATTGAAGGCAAGGCAGGCTGCATGGCTTTGAGCCGCGTCAACCGGCGGGAGATTCGATGAACGAGGCAGATAGGTTGGGCGCATGAGCAACGAACACCCCAGAGGGCGTCGAAGCGGCAAGCTGCCGGTGAGCTACCGCCGAGCCAAGAATCCGGCTACACCGGGGAGCTTTGAGGGGCTGGAAAACCGGGAAGAGGTTATAGCTAAACCCCTCATCTATTCGCCTCACGACATAGTGGGCGGCAACTCATGAGCGAACGCTTCGACGCCAAGTGGAGGTCTGACGAGGTGCAAGATGCTATGGCCGATGAATGGGCAGAACTTCGGGAGCATACGGAACGCGAGGGAAAACTTCGGCTTCAGATCGAGATGGCCGCGAAGGGCTGCATCTCCGGCAAAGGGTCCGAATGGCCGTTCCTGCTGGTGGCGCTACGCCACTGGGGCGAATGTGCCGATGGGAGCATGCTCGCCCTTGAGCTGCGCGCAATAGCTCGTCGGGTATGCACGCGCGAGGGCTGGCGCGACTACTCTCAACCCAGTGGAGATTCGAGCCGTGAGTGAGCGAGCCGACCTGAAAGCGCCGTGCGTGTTTTGCTCCTACAACGGGCCCCGGTACTGGCAAAAATGCACGCATCATTCGCTCTGCCCTTGGTACAACCTCGCAGGCGTCAACGACAGAAAGAACGCCCTGCGAGGCGTAATGCAAAGGCTGCTCGCGCAGGATGGCCTTCGAGCCGCCGCGCAGGGCGCGCTAGAGCATTTGGAGGAGCTTCGGGAGGCGTGGAGGCGTGGCGTCATAGATGAACGCGACGGTCAAGGTGGCACGCGGTCGAATAGGAACGTCGCAGTCAGCGTGAACCTACGCGCCGCGCTGTGCTTCGAGAGGCCAGTCACGGCTCGCCCGGAAGTACGGGCTCCCTTAGAGGGAAAGTGGGCGGCAGAAGATCTGCGCAGGGCCTTCGTAGAAGGCGCGAAGTGGTGGGAGTGGCACACCGAGAATGCAACGATGTGGCCCGAGGATGTGAACCGAGCTGAGACCGAGGCCGAGAAGCGCCACCCTATGAACAACGGATCATCGAAAGAATGAGGACCGGGCCGCGGTTGGCTTGGTGATGAGGTGCTGGAGAGACTCTACATGGCGCTAGGGCGTTGCGCGGCACACCTGCGAAGGAACCGGCGTGAAGCTGGAAAATCCCTTGGG